GTTGTCAGGTTTAATGGCGGCGCACAGGCCGGTCATACCGTCGTAACCCCCGCTGGTGATCGACACGTGTTTCGTCATTTTGGGTCAGGGACGTTGGTGGGAGTGCCAACGTTCCTTTCTCAATTCTTTGTCTGCAATCCGATTGTTTGCGCGCATGAAGTCGATCAGCTGCTTGACATGAATTACAGTCCTACTCTGTACATTCATCCCAACTGCCTGATTACCACGTTTGCGGACATGATCATCAATCAGCGCAAGGAAAATGCCAGAGGCGACAAGAGGCATGGCAGCGTTGGGGTTGGCGTCAATGAGACCTTCAACCGTTCTCAGATCGATGAGCTGAAGATCACGATGAGTGATTTGTGGAACGACGTTCCTTTGGAGGATCGTCTTAGTGCGATCTGCAACAAGTATGCCGAATTCAGAACAGGCAAGGTCATCGAGCATGCCGATGCCATGATCCATGATTTCATTCGGTGCTGCCAAGGGTTCGCGGAGTGTGTCCACCCTTTGGGTATCAAGCAGTGTATCGATCCAGTTTTCGAAGGAGCGCAGGGTCTATTGCTTGATCAGAACAACAAGAAGTTTTATCCTCATTTGACACGGTCCAACACGGGCATGCAGAACGTTCGGGTGTTGTGTGAGCAGGCAGGCATTGATGACATCGATGCCTACTACGTCTCCCGTACATATCTAACGCGTCATGGGGCTGGTCCATTGCCGGGTGAAGACCCGAATATGAAGTTCGAGGACAATACCAATCTGGATCATCCGTATCAGGGCAAGCTTCGCTTTGCTCCATTGAATTGTTTGAATTCCAATTTGAGACATCGGTGCGAAGCTGATATGGGAAGCGACAAGTACAAATTGGTGCTGACGCATTGCGATCAGGTTGCTCCAATCATGGACGCTGATTTGTATGCGTATGGTCCAACCAGAAGTCGAATCACTACAGACAAGGAAGTAGCAAGTGGATATCTACAAACTGCATGAGAAATTGACGGAGCATTTATTTCCATCCTATTCTAGTACTGATGAGCGGTTCCTAGCTTTAGGTCTTTGTGGTGAAGCTGGTGAGCTTGCCAATATGATCAAGAAGCGGTGGCGTGATGGCGTCGATTTGACGGAAGAGATCAGAGACGAGATCGCAGACATCCGGGTCTATTTGGAACTGATCGCGAAATGTTTTGGTATCGAGGGAGAGAAGCTGGATCATCGGGTGGAATCCAAGCTTTTGAAAGTAGTCGAGAAACATAAACACCGTCTGGGTGAATAGTGGGTTTTGCCGTAACCAAAAAGAAAACAGCCAAGCCTCCAGTTCCTACACAAGAACAATGTCGCGCAGAGGGGTGTTTAGCCTGTCCATTGAGCAATGGAAAAGGCATGCAGTCCCCCAAGATGCTTCCAACAGGGAGCAAACAGCCGGTCATCCTGATGCTTGGAGACATGCCAACCAAGCGAGATGACGAGCTGGGCGAGCTGTTCTCTGGGAAGGCTGGAGGATTGCTGCAGGAACGCATTCCGGAGGGCTGGGAAGGGTCTATCCGGTGGTCCAGTGCTGTCAACTGCAAGCCTCCGGATAACCGTCTGGCGGAGCCCGTAGAGTGGCAGTGCTGCTATCCCAGACTTGAGCGGGATGTTCTTAAGTACAAGCCTGAAGCCATCTTTGGCTTTGGCTATGTGCCACTGATGCAGATCGTCCAGCCAGACAGCAAAAAGTCCAATATCGCTTTATGGCGCGGTCGACGCGTGGCGGTGGACATTGGCGGCCATCCCTGTTGGTACTACCCAATGCTTCATCCCAAGGAGATTTTGTATAAGAGGAAATTCACTCCCAGTTCGATGGATTCATATGGCTGCGAGGAAGAGTTCGCTTTTGTCTTGGACCTGCAGCGAGCGTTTGATGAGATGCACAGGAAAGATGTTCCAAAAATCCACACTATTGAGCAGGCTACTGCCAACATTGAAATTGTAGAATCGGTAGACAGAATAGCGGAACTTCTAGAGGCTGTATCGAATGATCCTTCTGTCGGGTACGATATCGAAACCAATGCAGTTCGCCCATACAACGTCGGAGCCAAAATTCTGACGTTTGCCTTCTCGGGTAAGGAGCACACGTTTGCCTTCGCCTATGAGCACAAGCAAAATCATTGGTCTGATCTGGAGCGCAGGCAGATACATAAGCTGGTCAAGAAATTTTTGGCTGAGGCACGCTGCAGAAAGTTCGTCCACAGTTTGCCGTTCGAGCAGGAATGGAGCGGTTGGCTGTTCGGCACGTCGATGTTTTATTCGAGCCGGTGGGAGGATACGCTATCACAGGCCTACATTCTTGATGCACGGCAGGGAGGTTTGTCGCTTGATTTCCTCTGTCTGCAGGAGTTTGGAATTCATCTAAAAGATATCTCGGGATTGGATAGAGCCAATCTGGATGATGAGCCGGTGAACGATGTCCTGAAGTACAACGCCATTGATGCCAGATATCATCGTTTGCTGGGTCTCAGGCTGCAGAGCAAGATCAAGGCCCAAAACCTGCAGGAGGTTTACGAGCATCAGCTGCGCCGCATTCCATCCCTTGTCTTGAGCCAGATGCATGGTGTTCCGGTCGACCAGAGTGTGGTTGCTAAGCTGAAGAAGAAATACACGGAGCGTGTCGAGAAGGCTGCGGAAGCTATTGCTCAGGAGCCAATTGTACAAGACTACGTCAAGCGCAAGAAAAAAGAATTCAACCCGGGCTCTCCTATCGCTCTGCTCAATCTGTTCAGGGACAACGGGGTTAAGGTTGAAACCACAGCCAAGGGTGAGCTTGCCAACATCCAACATCCTTTAGCCAAGAAGATTGTACAGTGGCGCGAACCTATGAAGGTTCTGAGCACTTATATCGAAGGCTTGGATGTCACTACGGAGGATCATCACATCTACTCGGATGGAATGCTGCATCCGAACATATCGACTACAAGGGTCATATCATGGCGCACAGCCAGCAATGGTCCGAACATTCAGAATTTTCCTAAGCGAGATGAGGAATTGAAAGAAATTCGTTCTCAGATCAGATCGCCTGATCCAGATATGATGGTTGTATCCTTCGACTATGCAGGCATTCAGGCGCGCAATGTCGCCATGGAATCCAAGGACAAGAAACTGATCGAGGCTTACTGGAACAACTATGACATCCACGCCGATTGGAGGGAGCGAATTGTAAAAAAGTGTCCCAAGTGGATACCCAAGTCGAAAGTTCAGGATAAGGATGCACTGAAGCATTACCGATATCTGGCTAAAAACCAGTTCGTTTTTCCTACCTTCTTTGGTGCAGCTGCTTGGTCGATGGCTGAAAGTCTCGGCATCCCTGAGCGCGATTGCGAGAATTTGCGGGAAGAGTTCTTTGATGAGTTCTCTGGCATTAAGAAGTGGCACCAGAGGCTCACCAAATTGTACTATAGTCAGGGGTATGTGACAGGTCTGTCTGGTTTTATCTGCCGTGCTCCTATTATGGCTAATCAGCGCATTAACTTGCCTATTCAGGGTGATGAGTCTATTATCGTTATGGACGCTATGGCCCGGCTGTCAGAGCTGGAAGACCCGCGTTATCAGCCAATGCTCATGGTTCACGACGACCTTACATTCCTATGGCCCAAAAAAGAGATTGAGAAGAGGGCGGAAGTTGTCGTCAAGACACTGATCAACGTTCCCTTTGATTGGGCTAATATTGTGCCTATCGAGGTTGAAATGAGTGTCGGCCCGGATTGGATTGATATGAAGGAAGTCGGTAAATTCTCCAATGATAAATGGAATGGAATTGTACAATTAGCTAAATAAGGTCTGCGTATGTAGGCTACAGAAAGGGGAATTATTATGATGGACAAAAAGATAAAGAAGTTGTGGATTGAGGCTCTGCTGAGTGGTAAATATAAGCAGGGCAAGGAATACCTGATCATACGGAGAAACAAGAAAAAGACCGAGTACTGCTGTCTAGGGGTCTTGGTCAAAGTGCAGGGAGGTTCCTTTAATGATCTAGGATATCCCGTTATCGGGGAAAATACTATGCATAGTACTGGTCTCTTGAATGATGCGATGTTAGCAGGAATGACTGATGCTCAGCAAAGTCATTTGACCGCAATGAATGATAGCGGTAAGACCTTCAAGCAGATTGCTTCCTATATAAAAAATAAGATAAAGGGCGTATAGGTGGCTGACTTAGCAGACCTTCGATCCAAGTTGGGGATCGACGAACATTCTTTGGATATGGCCTTGCGCGAGCATCCAGATTTGTTCTATGAAGTAGCTTCACAACTAGCTTTAGCGGTATCAAATCGAGATGAAGCCAAGCTTGATCTGGAAGAAGTTGAAGCGGAAGTGGACAAAGAGCTGCGCAGAGCTGCGGCTATCAATGATGATCGCACGACTGAAAAAGAAATCGAAAGCAACAAGAAAATAGATAAACGCGTAAAAATAGCAAACGACAAACTTGTAAAAGAAAAATACAACGCAGCAAAATGGACAGCATTGAAGGATGCATACGAACAAAGATCGTATGCCCTATCTAAGCTGGTCGATCTATATCTCGCAAATTACTATAGCCAGAACCCAGAGAAATCTTCTGGCAATGCAAAATACAGAGATGCACAGGTCGACAGGATTAAGCGTGAGAATGCAATGAAAAGGGTACGTGTCTAGTGGAAAAGTTTCAGTGGGTAATTGCTGCTCTTATCGTACTAGTGCTGTTGCTGATCTACAGCTACACATTGGTTCGAGCATGGAGCAAAGCATATTTCAAATCAAAACTCGAATATCAAAACAACTACTTCGAACACATGAGTAAGGACTTAGAATAAAATGGCATTCAAATACAAAGTACGTGATGAAAAGCAGATCAAGGAAAGAGCAACACGAAAATCAGGAAAATTCGACTCCATCTTCAAGAATGGCTTCGACAACTACCGAACCCAGACTGGTACCAACGTTTATCGCTATCTGCCGCCCACTTGGGATGGTGCAGATCACTACGGATACACAGTTCACGTCCATCGGCAAATTGGTGCCGACAATTCGACCTACCTCTGTCCGCGCAAGATGCTGAATAAGCCATGCCCGATTTGTGAGGCAGCGAAAGAAGCCAAGGATGCCGGTGAGGCAGATGAGGCCAAGGCATTGGGCACGTCTGAACGTATCATTTCTTGGGTACTGGATCGTGAAGGCGATGATCCGGAAAAGCCACTGCTGTATGATCAGTCTTGGACACAAGATCGTGACATCACTAGTCTGTGCGTCGATGATCGCAAGGGTGGCATCCTGATGATCGATCATCCGGACAATGGCTATGACGTGTCTTTCAAGCGTCAAGGGACTGGTCTCAAGACCAAATACTTTGGTTATGCTATCGACCGTGAAGAATCTCCCATTCACGAAAGCCAGAAGGCGCAGGATGAAATTCTGCTTTTCGTAGAGGAAAATCCAGTTCCGGATGTGCTCAACTTTTATGATTACAACTATCTAAAGGCCGCACTGTCTGGTATCGTCGCTGCCAAGGATGAGGATTTGGACGGAGAGGAACCTCCGTTTGAAGTAGACGATAAGCCTGTTTCATCGTCCCGTCGTCGCGTTTCTCATCCAGCTGATCCCGAAGATAATGAAGAAGAAGTCGTGCCTTCGCGCAGGGCAGCTCCTGCAGCCCGGCCTACTGGCCGCACGCGCGTTATTGAGGAGGTTGCCAGTGAAGACGAAGACCCGCCGGTCACTCAGTCTAGACGAGCTTCTGCAAGGCGTTAATAAGGGCAGAGCCCGATACAAGTATCCCATGCTTTGTCATGGTTGTTTTGAAAACTATGCCGATCCGCCCGGGGCCTTGTGCCCCGGGTGTGAAGCTTACAAGGAGCATCAGCAATAATGCCGTGTTTTGTTCCAAAGAAGTACAAGCATCTCCGGTGGCATGTCATTCAGCCAACAGATTTTTACGCGGGAAAACCAAGTCCGTATTTTGAAATAGCTGAATGGGTCAACAACAATGCCAATGGTCCAAATGATCGAGGCCATTGGGTGCGATGGGGACATTGTGGAGATTTTCCTTCTTTATGCCGCGCGGAGTATGTCGCTCCATTCCCAGATCAAGAAATGTTGGAAAATAAATTGAGAGAAGCCAATGGTAGCACTTGGCTCAATAAATGGATTGGTGAAAGTGGCGCGTGTAAAACCTGATGAAGTTGTAAAGATGATCCCTCCTCAAACAGGAGGACTATATTTCGGCACACCTAAGACTGATGTGAAGTTCATTTCGTCGGGCTGCACAACGCTTGATCTTGCCTTGGGAGGGGGATGGGCGCGTCGTCGCATAGCAAACATCGTGGGCGACAAAGCAGTGGGAAAGACGCTGATAGCAATCGAGGCCTGTGCCAATTTCAATAGGACAGAGCCGAAGGGTAGGATCAGGTATCGAGAAACAGAATCAGCCTTCGATCCTCACTATGCAGCTGCTCTAGGTTTTCCAGTTGATAGGGTAGATTTCGGTGATCCTATGGACACTGTGGAAGATATTTTTGAAGATTTGCAAAAAGTCATTGAGGGAGCCAAAGGTCCGGAGCTTTATATCGTAGATTCGTTGGATGCTCTGTCTGACCGATCCGAGATGGAGAGAGACATAAACGAGGGTACATATGGCGCAAAGAAAGCTGCGCTTATGTCTCAGCTGTTTAGAAGATCAGTGAGTGAGTTGGCAGCTAAGGATGTTACCGTAATTATAGTATCTCAAATAAGAGATAATATCGGAGTTACTTTTGGACGGAAGTGGACACGTTCTGGTGGTCGATCATTGGACTTTTATGCCAGTCAGGTGCTTGTTCTTAGTCAGATAGAGAGATTGTACAAGACAATTGCTAAAATTAAGCGTGCGACTGGCGTCATGGTTAAAGGTGCTTTAGATAAGAACAAGATTGGTCTCCCATATCGAGAAGCACAATTCCCAATTATATTTGGTTATGGCATCGATGACAGGGTAGCTTGCGCAGAATTCATCGAACAGGTGACCGGGGAAGTTGTAAAAAAAGATATCGACTTAAAAGAATTACAGCGTATGGTGTCAGAGAACTGGTGGGAAATTGAAAACAAATTCTTACCAAAAGAGTCAAAATACAAGTGAATGTAGCACTTGTGATTTTATAGAAGCATTAGAAGGTTTGACAGACAGGGTGATTGCCACCCGTTGCATAATTGCTGGAGGATACTTAGTCGTGGGAAGATTGGACGAGAAATTCAAGCAGGCGGGCGGCGTATTGGCTCGTATCCATGCCAAGGCTGAAGCCAAGGCTGATAGTGTTATCGCTCGTGAAGCTGTGCTAGAGCAGCGTATCGAGACGGCATTTGCTCCGCATGTCGCCATGTTGGATGAGACCGAAAAGGGGCTGGATGACGTAGAGCGTCAGCTGGCGACGGTGACCAACGGCAACCCTTTGCCAGATACCAAGACAGATGGTCTTCCGCCGGTTACTGGCGCAGCTGTGGGAGTGGTCCCACAGCATCCGCCCGGATTAACGCGCGGGGGCGTTGATTTCAACAAATAAAGGACTTTGTATGTGGTTGTTTATGTTCGTCGGATATATCGCTGGTTCCGTAGTTTTTAGCACGCATCCGACGCTTGAAGATTGTATGGGTAGAAAAGCTTTGTTGGAAAAGAACAACATTATTGGCGACTGTATGCCTAAGCCACACCCTCCAGCACAGCCTTGGGTCCAAGTACCAGAGCCGGATGCAAAATAAAATGCGTGTTTTAACTGAACTGATAGGCGGAATTATATTATTGATCATTTTCGCATATGGTGTGCGAGCAGTGGTCCAAGGACTTGGCAAAAAGGAGACAATTTATGCCAACGACGACATATCTGAGCAGAACCACGGAGGGAAGCAGTC